TGATAGGTCTGCAAGCCTCATCTTTTCCAGCATGATAATGTCATCAAGGATCGCATATATCATAGGGTTGGCCCACTGGTTCCAGTCGTCCTTCTTGTAGTAGAACACAGAAGTCCTCTCTGGATCAAGCGGCACTTGTCTGTCACCTCTTTCGATTCTCCTCTTAACCTCTGGGGGTAGTGTGTCTAGAACGTGAGCTGGAATAGAGCCGTCTTTAAAGTTATCAAAAAACGTAGAGGTAGAAATGGTTAGGTTTTTTCTACCTAAAAACAGAGAGAGATTTCCATCTTTTAGGTTAACCGATGTAGGGTTAAAGAAGTTGTATCTCCAAGGGATAACATTCTTTTCAATACTTGGAACCTCTACCTTGATATCACTGGCGAGGCTTTTCATAAACTTATTTAGCTCTGGCGTGACATTTGCAAAGCTCTTGTACATTATAACATTGCCAGTTCTATATAGGTTGTTTAAAAACCTCTCGGATCTTTCTTTGCCGTCAACCTTTTTAAACCACTGCTGGTAAAATTTTTCTACGCTTTTATTTGGATGTATAAGATTGATACCTTGCTGCCCAAAATCTCCCATTAAGTCTACTACATTCCTGACAATTCCTACTTTATCGTAGGCATCCATACACATTTTAATTATGCGCTTCTGCTTTTGGGGCACATCCTCGCCAGACCTAAATGCATAATAATCGTTTGGGCCGTATCCAGTTCTTACAGAGACGTTGTTCTCTATATCCTTGAAATCTCTGTGGCTCCAACCTACTGACTTTGACACCCCGTCATATGCGTCGATTGATTCAGAGAACTGTTCAAAGGCCCTACTCTTCCCTTGCTCGTCACCTTCTGACCATACAATCATGTTGTCATCTTTACTCATTTTTCTCTCACTATTCAAAACAGTTGGAATGTAATTGGAATGGTTACCTTATTATACACAATCTTAGTAGATATCTTTCATCTGGTCTGTAAACCAGTTTGGGCCAGAGAATGGCTCCTCTGTATCCTTATTTAATTTTATATCTCCCTGTGTTGCAAACCCTCCATAGAAGTGGTACTCTGCTGGGTCTGGTAATCTCTGCAATATCCTAGCAGCCATGTTAGCCATTAGCAATGCGGAGTACCGGTCTTTTCTCATCTTGCTTTTCTTCCCAGCTCCGACAATAATTTCAGGGGTGTCCCATCTATCTCTTCCGCTTGGGGTTTGGGTCATGCTTATCATTGATAACTCATCCTTAAGCTCTTCAATATCCATAACACATTCTTCCAGCGTGTCAAACATTCTATTCTTTATCGTATCTTCTGCATGTGACATTCCTAAACTTGCGGAGTCAAAGAATGGGAACAGTAATGCTTTATCCTCAAAGTCTTTTCTTAGTCCGTGATTTGCTTCTGACAGCCAATCATACTTGGCAAACTGACACATTTCCAATATGTGTAGCCCTTTCTCATCATCTGTGTCCTTTTCTTTTTCTTCATCAATTACTGGCCAGATAGCCTGCTCTCCTTCTTTAATCTTATCTTTGTCGTGAAGAGATTCCATTACAGCAATTCCTCCTCCTTGTGCGTCCATTGCTACGTGTATGCATGGGAACAGCCTCATTAGGTCTCTGATCTTTCTGGCGCAGTATGCATAGAAATCAGTCTCGGTAGAATATCCCTTCTTAATTTTTTCTCTATGTTCTGATCTGGTGGTCGTCCAGCAGTGAACTATACGTCTATGGTCTGGGTGAACCTCTAGAACAACAATGCTAAAATTATCAACTTCGGAAGCTGGGTCAACACCAAAGATGTATCTTGCGTCGGGCTTGCCTATTAAGCTGGCCTCAAAGTGTATTAGTTCTCCAAGGTTATCTTTTACATCGTTATCATTGCTGATAACACACGACTCAATCAAAGATCTTTTAAAGAACCCTTGAGAATCTCTAGTGAAACACGCTCCAAATTCCATTTGATAAATGCCGGTATGGACTGTCGCTTTTGACCTAGCAACCTGTGACGCATCCATAAAGCCCGGAGGTAGAAGCTCATATGGTATTCTTATAATTGAATACTGTCTCCAGTCAAAATCAGGTGGAGGATCTTCTCCCCCAAATACATCTCTGAGTTTTACTATATCTCCCTTGCTTTTTATGATAGCCTTCCACTTTTTCCAGTAAGAGGCAAAGTGATTGAAATCATAGTATGCTGTACCAGATATAACAATTTGGTTATCTTTATTTTCCGATATAGCTTCCTGTGTCTGTTCTTTAACTTCTAGTCCAAGCTCTCTGGCTTTTTCTTGAGCAGCCATACGCTTGACATTATCTATGGGGTCTGCCGTAACAGCAGCGAAACCGGCAACAACGGTTTCAAAGATATCTCTAGGAATGGATGCGAACTCGTCAGAGATAATATCGTTAGCTCTCTGGCCACGAATCTTTTGACCATCGCCTAGCGGCAGACAGGTTACCGTGCTTTCGTTTAACCTTAGAACACAACGGTCAACGTCTCTTCTTGGGCCACTGTTATTATTGCAGATGTCCCTTAAGATTGGAGCATTTCTCCAGATGGTTTCCATATATTCAAAAAGGACTTTAGACTGTCTAAACGCAGCACCAACGATAACAACCTTCCTAGACGGAAGGAGTAGCGCCCTTAAGATGGCGTACAGAGATAACATGAAAGACTTTCCAAAACCACGACTGGCTATTAGTATTGGAAATTTTCTGTTCCACATCTCGTGTAGTATTAGAGCTTGAGATGGTAGGAGTTGTATGTTTAATATCTGCTTGCATAAAAAGGAAAAGTATTCAGGCTGGGTCATCAGCCAAGATAGTCTAAGGTGATAATCCTCTTTGTCTCCCTGTAGAAAGGGAAATGGATCGAATATGTCCTTATCCGGGGTATCTAATCCTAGCCAAGCTTCATTTATCTTTTTTAATTCTGATGTCATTTTAGATTATTTATTGATCCATATTTTTTGCTCGATATAACACCATCGGCAAATCCATAATAAACAGCTTCGTGTGAAGTTAAATACCAATCTCCACACTTCAGTTTCCTTCTTATAAAATTTTTAACCTTGTCTTCGGTAATGTTCTTATAGTGCTCTTTAAAGAACTTGCCCTTTTTGCATCTCTCTGTATAAATATCAAGCATCGCGTCCAAGATAACTGTTTCAAACTTTGACCAGTTCTGCGTGTCTAGGTATCCTCCGCTTGCACAACTACTCCCATAGTGGCACATGAAGTATGCGTTTGGCATCATAATTCTATTGTCAGCAGCCTGTAGTATTATACTGCTCATGGATTCGGCTTGTCCATAAACTAAGATTGTTACGTGAGATTTGGCTAGCTTGATGGCGTCATATATTGCCATACCATCTCCCCAGTTTCCTCCAATACTGTGCATGTGTACCAGTATGGGGTCATTCTTCTGTGCGTCTAGATGTCGTATATTTTTAATAAATGTTGTGGACATTCTGTATTCCACTCCGGGGTCATCATCAAAAGATCCGTGATGACCATGTAGGTATATCTCCCTTTGCTTCGCATCAATATTGTAAGAGTGCATATTCTCTGTCATTTTTTTCTCCCGATAGTATACATCTCATTGATTCTTTTTAAGATGCTGCTGACGGTTAAAAAGGCGTTATGCTTGTTCCCACAGAATAGTATATGTACGTTGTCGTGTATTTGGAATTCCATTAGACATTTAATCATGTACTTCCCTGTTATTTTGACAGATGCCTTCTGCTTTTCTGGTATCCTACTATTTTCTGGAAACCCAACTAGGTCTTCTAAGTTGAACTCTAAGATTAAAAATTTGTGAGGGAACTCTTTCATTCTCTCTATTTCTTTTAGGAACGTGTGTTTCTTTTGTCCTAAATTTATAGCCAGCTCTTCTATGCATCCCTTTCTTTCAATACATACTTTATCCTCAAGGCCTTGGATGGCATAGTCTCCAGTGTCAAGCTTTTGTTCAACCATTCCGAGGCAGCTTCCATACTTACTGAAGTAGTATCCGTCTTGCTCTCTGGTATCTTTAATGACATAAAAATCTGGTGCTTTATTGTATCCCATTTTTATAACCTACTATTTGCTGAAACAAAACCTCATAATGGGACTCAAGCCCATTAATGCTGTCATGACATGCTTTGCAAAGGGTTATTCCGTTGTTAACGTCAAATCTCAAAGATGATGCTTCTGACCACTTCTTTATATGATGTGCCTGAATTTTAAATTTGGATTTACATCCGGGCATTTGGCACCTGTAGCCGTCTCTTCTGTATATCTTCTTTCTCCAGTCGGAGTAAGCCGGATCGCTGTAATTTCTTCTCATCCGCACTGTACCTTGGTTATTCTAATATCTTCCTTTACGCTTCTACATAAAAGCCTAGTTTCAACAGATTCGTCTTGTCTCAATATTGTTTGTATTAGTCCGTATATCGCCTTAAAGCAGGCTTCGTCTGGATCTTGCCCCTCCACAAAAACTATGGGAAAGTACGAGTTGTACTTACCCAACTTGAATTTAAGTAGCCTCGGTAAAACCAAAGTCATATCAAGATGTACTTTGAAGATAAACATTGATATCGTGTTCCATCATAAGGCTCACGAGACCCTTTAAATCATACTCTGGTATCCATCCAAGTTTTACCTTAGCTTTTGAGCAATCCCCTTTAAGGAAATCTACTTCTGCTGGACGATAAAACTCTGGGTCAACTACAACGTAGTCATCCCAATTCTCTATGTCAATATATCCAAATGCGTGATCTAAAAAGTCCCTAATTGTATAAGTGTTACCTGTGCATATAACGTAGTCGTCGGGTTCTTCTTGTTGCAACATTAAATGCATTGCTTTTACGAAGTCACCGGCATATCCCCAATCCCGATAGGCATCCAAATTTCCTAGCCTTAGTTTTGGAAAGTATCCTTTTTGTGATTCAATGTTGTTTGGATTGTCTAATAAGATATGACCCCTATCAGAAGATTCAAGCTTTTGCTTTACCATCCAAGCGTTAAACTGTCCTACCCAGTTTGTTATTTTTCTGGTGACAAAATTTTCCCCTCTTCTCGGTCCTTCATGGTTGAATAAAATTCCTGCACTAGCATGTATCCCATAAGCTTCCCTGAATAGTCTTACCATGTAGTGAGCTGCACACTTGGCTATTGCATACGGAGACTGTGGTAAAAATTTCGTGTTCTCGTCCTGAAATTTGTCTCCCTCTCTAGTGACACTAAATGAGTCTCCAAACATCTCACTTGATGAAGCTTGGTAAAACCGACAGCCAAACATACCTAGGTCAACGATGGACTGAAGAATATTCAGACATCCTTTGCCTGTTACATCCCAAGTTAAGGCTGGTTGTTTAAAAGAAACACCAACATGCGATTGCGCAGCTAGATTATAGATTTCATCTACATTCTCGTTATCTCTTAAGATGCCCATTACGCTATATGCATCTGTTATATCTCCTTGAACCAGTTTGAAATGTGGGCATCCCATACGATCCTTAATTCTCTGTGTAGTGTCTACACTGGATCGTCTTGCAACACCAGTTACTTCATAGCCCTCCGAAAGTAACAAGTCTAGTAGATGACTTCCGTCTTGGCCCGTCACACCAAATATGATTGCTTTCTTCATTTTTCCTGTGTCCTTTAATCTAGTTTCCGACTATAACTTCTTTAGAAGTTGGTTATTCAGTCCTTTGCTGTATCAGGAGTTAAGAAGGGTTGATCAACAATACCGTCATCATACTTGTGGTACTGAGACAAACGTTCCTTCTCCTTGTTCATAGCTAACCTCATCTTCTCCATCTCAAGACAATAACCTCTGGTAATCTCTGGGTTCTGCATGAGGTGAGCAACCCAGCCCGTAAAGGATTGTCTGGAATCTTCCAGTCGCTTAATTCTCTGCTCTCTGGTTCCTTTGATCTCCTTAAGTATAGATCCCTTCTTGGTCTGAAGGTCGCGGTAATCCCTATTCAGTGACTCCTGCGCAGCCCGCAGAGAAGCAATCTGCCTTTCCATATTCATTATGTAATCTCTATCTTGCTGATCTTTGTCTACAGATCTCTCTTCAGCAAGCAACCCTTCCAGCGCATTAATCTGATCTAGGTTTTCCTTGTTCTGCTTCAGGCTCCTATTCATAAGGATCTCAAGCTTAATCACATCCACAACCTGCAATTCCTCAGTAGGGAACACGTCGTCCTTGAACTGAGAGATAATCCTACTCCAGTGATATTTAACTAGCTCCAATTCTGAATCTGTAAATTGCCCTTTGAGTTCTCTCCAATACGCCCTTTCTTCTAAGGTGTATGTTGCTTCCTCTTCAGCGGACAGACCTAGCTTTAGTTTTCTTTTTATAAACGTTTCGATAGATGCAGGGTCACGGTCTAGGTGCGTGGCGATATCCTCAACAGACATTTGGTCTGCATTCTCCGTGATAAACTTCGTTTCGGGCTTTGAGAGCCTTCCTTTACGCATGACCGTGTTCTTCCATTATTTCTTGTATAATATCTAGTACGTGTTCTTTACGTTTCTTTGGGACATATACGTCATTTATTATCTTAAGGTAATCTGATCTATATTCTGCTGGTAATTTAAGATCTAATACACTTGATAAATGCTGGTAATCTAAACTTTCGTTTGCCTCTAACGTTCTGTCATCCAGTAGGTAGTGTTCATTTGCTAGTTGTCCGGGCATTACAACCTTGCGTTTTTCCTCTTCATTCTTAATAAAGTGGTTATCTCGGACAAAGTTTTTGAGACGATTAGAGAGGTGGACTGATAAGAAGTTTTCAAGGGGCCTTGCGGAATCATAACGATCCATAGCATCCATACACATTATCCAAGCTTCTTGTCTTATGTCGTCAACCTCATAGCCATAGAAGGTATACTTGTGGCACATCTTGTTTACAACATTAGTTATTTCTTCAATAACCTGTTCTTCCGTCATATTGTTAGGTATCTTCATAGGCTAATCCTCCTTAAATACTAGCGTCCTCCATTTTATACCATCGAAGTATTCCAGAGATTCAGTTTCATTGTTAAAAATGATTGATCCTTTCTGTACATCTGGACGTGTGTCTGTAGTATAGTCTGGGGAAACCCTTATTATGGGGGATGAGATAACGGCATTCTTGCGATCCATGTCTATACGGCGAGTTTTAAATTTGATTTGCTTTTGCTGCTTAATAATAGAATTAAGGGCGCTTTCGTCAAAGCTTAGCATTTCCTTTAACTCATCCATATCAACTGATTGGATTATGTCTCCTATTCTTCCAAGGAGTGAATTCTCTTCTACCTCTACTGGTGTTGGTATGAAGGGGTTAACACAAGCAATAACAGTATAGGGGAAGGCGAGTGCCTCTAGATATGTTGGCGGCGTGATTGTTTGAACTCTAATGAAATCACAAGGAGGGACTCTTACCGGATTTCCGTCCTCTAAGGCAGGCTTGTTTTCATCGGGAGCATCACCCCAAGCGATAGGGACATCTCTTCGTAAGACAGCTTGATCTGGTTGCTCTGTATTTTCGAGTACTGTTCCTACACCCCGTTCATGTAGGATTACCTCGTCTTTCAGAAATGCCTGAATAATATAATAGCATCTATGGCCTACACCTACCACGTGTTTAAAAGCGGCCTCTTCAGGTAGGGGCGTGGGATATTTTCTAAGCTCGGGATCTACCTCTGATAGTCCCGGCGAACCAAGCAATAATATATCATAGCCAACCTTGGCTGCTTGGCCTAATTCTAAAGCTCCGGGATTAAAGCTATTCGCTTCGTTCTCCATCTTGTTGTTCCTCTTCTAACAATTCCGCCAGCGGCTTGTCCTCATGATTGAGTTCCTCATCAATCTGATTGTTTAGGGCGGCGGTGGCCTTACAATCCAAATGACTCTCTACTTGCTTGCAGCACTTATTTTTTTTGTGTTCACTCATAATAGAACCTTTAATCCAATTGATTTATATACCATACAAACTATTATACACCCTTTTGGCAATAAAAACACGCGATTCCAAAAATACGAGTAGAATCAATAGAAACAACTGGGGCTGAAAGGGGAGGTTTAGGTAAGACATTTATTTGGCTGTGGGCGAATTGCGTTTGAACCACCACGGGCATTTACGCATTTTGTAGAGGATAGGCAGTTGAAGATAAAACTACCCCTTTGGGTAGGATAGGTAAGCTATAAAATATACAGAATGCAGAGAAGTGAAGTAGGATAGGGGGTATACAATACAACATAATATTCTACTATTATTTCCAGAAAGTCTAAAGAATACTCTTGACAAATGACGATAAGTATTATATAATAAGAACATAACAAACAATCGAAAGGAAAACAAATGACATTCTTAGCAACAACAATTATTATTATTTCAACAGTTCAAGTATTAGCATTCTTAGGGATGAATATTTATTTCTTTATTCTTGATAATTAATTCAAGATTACCCTTGACAAATGCCGATCTATATAGTATAATGAAAGCATCTTAATCGAAAGGAAAACTAAGATGAAAACTGAAGCTGTAAAAACTATCTTCCAATCTGATGACTATGGTATGGAAGATCACTCACTCACTATTGATAGGATTAGTGAGCTTGATCCAGAGGGCAACGTTGTTCTCGTTAAGCTGATTGCTTATGTGATTGATCCCATTGGTAACGCTATGGTATTCAACTACTCACCATACGCTAAGCTAAGTGAGTTGCTTAGCTCTGCTAAGATGTGGATTGAGTGCGGTTGCCCTAGTGATGGGGATGCACAGGGCTTCCCTCGTAAGTGGGATAAAGAATCATTGCAAGCATGGATGATAGGATAAGGATATAATCATGGAAGATATTATTATACTTCGATCAATGTTAGTTGATGATACACTGATTGAGTTGGTACACAATCTACATTGTGAACACTATGAACTATTGATTGATGGCATACCTGTATACAATACTAAGCAGCGCATACATGCTGACTATGAGTACAGTATGGAAGCAGCATAGTAGTACTACCCTATCCATCCCCCTATACGGCACACATACACAGGGACATAACAATGAGACAAATCACACGCGACGGTAACACACTGAATGTAGTAGCACACGCTGTACTATCTAACATGTGGGAGTATTACATTACTGAG